AACCGTACAACACCACCAAAAAATATAGATAAGAGGGGTAAGTTTGCAGCGAATAATAGAGGTATTAAATCTAAAATAGATTCGAAAATTAAAGGACAAGCCAAAGGAGGCATGACATGGTTTGATCCTGTTAAACAAATTATTCCACCTTTTGCACCACCGCCATTAAAACCGCCATTACCAAATTCAAAAACTTTCAAATGGGGATAATGATAAAACCGTTCTAATTTAATGTGTTCCATATTTATATAAAACGGAAAAACTATATGGACACTAAAAAATTTACAATTGTTCTTCGTAAGATAATTCGTGAAGAAGTTACAAAAGCAGTTCGTACTGAATTGCGACAAATGCTGACTGAAGATAAAACATCTCATAAATCAGTAATTGAACATGGCGTGCAATTGCATGATATGGTCGAACAACGGCCTATAAAAAGACCTGTAAAGAAAAAGAAAAAATATTCTGATGATCCAATGTTAAATGATCTTTTAAATGATACCACAACATTGAAAGAAAATTCAGATTGGTCTACTATGAATTTTAAAAGTGAAATGGCTCAAGCATTTGGTACAAATCCAAATGACCCAGTTGTAGCACCAATGACAGATTTACAAGGCAAACCACTTAATACTAACAATGAACAAGTAGCTACAGTTGTTAATGCAATGACGAGAGATTATTCTGCATTAATGAAAGCAATTGATAAGAAACAAGGTAAATAGTGAAAGGAAGACCTATATATCGATATGAACCTAATAATTCCAATCCGGATAAAGCCGTAGGCATTTTATTACCTTTTAATAAAGCATCGGATGGTCGTACAGAGACACAAAATGAATTATCCGGATCGGTAAATGGTGCATCTTTATTCCGGCAATCATATACTACTGAAGAACAGTCGTTATCTAATTTCAGAAATTTATTGATGACTAGATTAGGTGAACGGTATATGCAACCGACATTTGGTACTAAAATTTATGATTTTGTATTTGAACCAAACACTGAATTAGTACGAGAAGAATTGCAAGTATCGATAGAAGATTCTATAAAATTTTGGTTACCATATATCGAAACAAGACAAGTTGATGTTGTAGCAGATGTTGCAAATTATGCAGTTTCAGTACGTATAAGATTTACAGTAAAAAATTCTGAAGCAGAGCGTGTTATAATAGTGCTGGCTAATGAAAATGAAATATTAGTTTCAGATGTAGATGTGCCTTTGGATTTAGTACAAGTAGGGCAATTTAATTATTAAGGAAATCAATGGCATTAGTTAAAAAAGATGTTAAATATTTAAACAAAGATTTTGCGCAATTTAGGCAGAATCTTATAAATTTTACAAGACAATATTTTCCTAATACATATAATGATTTTAATGAGACGTCTCCAGGAATGATGTTTATTGAAATGGCATCATATGTAGGAGATGTTTTATCATATTATACAGATCAATCATTCCGAGAATCTGTACTTAATAATGCACAAGAAAGTGCTAATATTTTAAATCTAGCACAATTATTTGGATATCAAGTAAAATTAAATACACCAGCAACTGTTATAATGGATGTGTTTCAATTAGTACCAGCTAAAGGTAGTGGTAATGCAACCGAACCAGATTTTGATTATGCATTATCAGTACAAGAAAACATGCAGATAAAAACAGAAGCAGGTATAAATTTTGTAACAACTGGACCGGTAGATTTTGGAGTTAATACAGCTACAGATCCTCGTGAGATTTCTGTATATTCAACTGATACTTCTGGTAATATTGATTTTTATTTACTTAAAAAACAAGTAGCTGCTAAATCAGGTCAAATAAAAACCGAATCATATATATTCGGAACTCCTAAACCATATGATAAAATTACATTGCCAGATACTAATGTGTTAGATATAATTGATGTTATAAGTTCAACTAAAGATGAATGGTCTGAAGTAAATTATTTAGCACAGGATACTGTATTTGACTCTATTGCTAATATACCATTTAATGATGTTGATATGGCTGAATTTAAAAGTACAGTACCATATATTTTAAAACTAAAACGAACTCCTAGGAGATTTGTAACACGTGTTAGAAATGATCAGAAAATAGATATTCAGTTTGGAGCCGGAGTAAGTTCAGATTCTGATGAAGAATTAATTCCTAATCCAAAAAATGTTGGGATGGGATTAGAATATATAAAACGTAGTACTACGTTAGATGTCGATCCTACAAATTTCTTAAGAACTAGCACATATGGATTAGCGCCTAATAGTGAAACATTAACAGTACGGTATACAGTAGGAGGTAGTATTTCGGAAAATGTTGCTGCTAACACATTAAATATTATTACAACTGTTGATTATAATAGTACAAATACCGCAGATGTTAATTTAGATTTTGTTAAATCAACTGTAGCTGCTAATAACCCTGGTCCGGCAACTGGAGGTAAAACTAAACAAGATTTAGAATCTATACGTCAAAATGCCATGGCTAATTTTGCTGCTCAAAATAGAATGATAACAAGAGAAGATTATATAGCTAGATGTTATATGATGCCGGCAAAATTTGGAAGTATTGCAAAGGCATATGTAATCGGTGATTCTCAACAAAATACAGCAGATGTTACATATCCGCGTGAGACACTGTCAAATCCATTAGCTTTAAATCTATATACATTGGCATATAATGACGCGCAACAATTAGTACCTTTAAATACTGCATTAAAAGAAAATTTACGTACATATTTATCACAATTCAGAATGTTAACAGATGCAATTAATATAAAAACAGCGTATGTAGTAAATATAGGAATAGATGCGGATATTATACCAACTCCTAATAGTAATAGTCAAGAAGTAATTTTAAGAGTAGTTAATCGATTAAAAGAATTATTACATGTTGATCGTATGCAAGTTAATGGACCAATTAATATATCAAATCTTATGTCTGAATTAGATAAGGTTAGAGGTGTACAGACCGTAGCTGGCCTAACTATTAAAAATTTATATAACACTGTAACAGGATATTCTAAATACGTTTACGATATTGAAGGTGCTACTAAAAATAGTATTATTTATCCAAGTTTAGATCCTATGATATTTGAGGTTAGGTATCCTAATAAAGATATCAAAGGAAGAATAGTAAGTTAATAAAGGAAATTATGTATCAACTATTTTATACAGAAAGAGATAATACGTTATATGAACGTTTTCCAAATCAAAACGCGGGTATAGACCCTATTCTAGAATTAACTAAAATTGCATCTGGTTCAAACTTGGATGGTAATATTCAAGCTGATACATATAATAGTCGAATATTATTAGATTTTGGAAATCAAATTTCGACATTAACTAGTTTAATTAATTCGGGTAAGATACCACCAATTGGAAATTCAGCTAATTCTGCATCGGTATATTTGTCAATGCAGGCTGCGGATGCATCAGATCTTAAATTATCTTATACTTTAAAAGCTTTTCCTGTTTCTCAATCATGGGCAAATGGAAATGGTAATAAAGGTGATACGCCTCAGACTAAAGTTGGTTCATCATGGTATAATAGATCCGGTGATGGAAAGGCTCAAACAGGTATTGCTTGGAATACTGGGTCGGCGGCTAGTGGTAATTCAGGCCTAGGTGTTACTGAAAAATCCGGAGGTGGTACGTGGATGACTGGTTCTGGTTATGAAGCTAGTCAATCTTTTTCAAATGAATTACCTCATATAAGAATGAATGTAACAGACATTGTATCTAAATGGGTTTCTGGAGATATTGATAATAATGGGTTTATTATTAAAAGACCAGAAGTAGATGAAAGGTCTGGGGATATATTAGGAAATATTCAATATTACGGAAGAGAGACTCATACTATTTTTATTCCGCGAATGGAAGTGGCTTGGGATGATCAAGTATTAACAGGTACTAGTTCTTATAATGAAATTGATAGTGAAACATATATACCATTTTTTAAAAATATTAAACGTGGTTATCGAGAATCAGAAAATACAATTTTTAGAATTGGAGTTCGTCCAGAGTTTCCAAATAAATCATATATAACTAGTTCATTTTTTATTACTAAAGATAGATTACCAACATCAAGTTTTTATAGTATACAAGATGCCGTTACTGAAGAAACTATTATACCATTTGATACTACAGCAACTAAAATTTCATGTGATTCAAAAGGATCGTTTTTTAGATTAAAACTAAATACATTTATGCCAGAGCGGTATTATAAAATTGTATTGAAAGTTGAACGTGATGGTGGTGATGATATACAAATACATGAAGATGGATTTTATTTTAAAGTGGAAAGATAATGGCAGGTAATAGATTTACAGAAAGACCAGATGCAGAAGACGAATTCGCTAACGAAATAAATCAACAAGAATTTTTAGTTAGTGAATTAAAAAAAGAATTTCCAAATGATCCGGTATTACAACAAGGCAAATTATTTGAATCGCAGAAGATACCGACTTTACCTGTTAAAGGTTTAGCTAAACGGAATTTAGACACTGCGTTATTAGAAATAGATGCGGATGTATCTGCATCGTATGCTGAATATAATATTAATAAAATGCTTCCTGGTGTAGATGATGAAGAACTAGATGAAATATTAGATGATGAATTTGAATTTTATTTAGATCCAGATGATGGTGGATTTAGAGCTCCAGCTACTACTGGATTATTTCTTTTGAGTGTTGAAATTGATGATAGGCCATTTGATTTTCATGATACTTATTTAACCAGTGGTCCTGAACAGATTCCATCGTTTATTGCTCGTGGATTAGAAGATGATGATATACTTCGTAATGTATTCTGCGTTTGGTTTATAGAACGTGATATAGCAAGACCAATACCTAATTACAAAACATTAGAAGCAATGCTTGTCGAACGTAGTTTAACATATAGTGATATAGGCGAAGCAGATCCGGATCAAATGAAACAATTTGATATGCGATTAGATGGTCGATTTAAAAATTATCCAGAAGAAGATGATCTTGGAAATCCATTACCTCGGCCGACGGTATATGACGAATTTGTTGCTAGGTCAGTTATAGATCGTTCTAAAAATTGGAATGTCACAACACGATTTAAAGCTGAATATACACCAGGAGAGAGTAGCACCGGAGTACCTTTCTTAAGAGATCCAGGCGATTATATAAAACCTGAACAGTTAAGAGGTAATGCAACTTACATACCAGAATTAAATAAGATGGTACCAGCTCGAGTAGCTAAATTAATAGAAGCTCGTCGTATAGAATTAAATGACGAATCTCCTAATATGACTGATAAAGCATTGGCTCGTGAATTTTTAAAAATGCGTGATCCGTTAGAAGACGCTGATCCGGATGATAAATATTTTGACAAAGCATTTGTAACGACAAGAAGAGAACGATTGCGTGCAGAATATGAAGGTAAACTAATTTTATTACAATGGCCAGGAGTATTTAATATAGATGTAGTACGAAATTTTTCAGATAATGTAATATCAGATGATCTTATTTTTGATTTGAGATTTATGTTGTTTGGTCATTTAAAACAAGTAATATCATTACGAACATTGAAAGAAATTGCTCGTATTAACAATGTTGATACATCGGCATATGATCCGGTAGATGAAATTATTCCACCGGGCGTTGTTGGATCTGATGAATTTCAAGCTGCTCTCGAATCATTAGATGAAGAACAATTTTCGGCTTTAAGAGAAGCTAGCGGTCTTATAAATGTCATGGTTCAACAAGGTGCAATTGAGGTATTAGGTGATCAGCGATTAGAAACTGGCGTTAGAGCAATATGGGATGATTTTGGTCAAATTGCACAAGTAGATAGATTAGACTTTGATGAATATGATACATATGTTACATATGAAAGTAACAACTTAGCTCCTTTTGATATAGAACAATTAACACCATTTGAACCTGCCGGGTCAATTGCATATTATCCTGTTAAACGATATGATGATATGCAACAACAGGCAATTGAACAAGGTCAATTCGACCAGGCTAAAAAAGCTATTGAGGAAATGTTTCCGCCTGTGGCAAGTAGAGCTGCTGAATTAGGATTGCGTCTATCTGGTATACAAGGAGGTTTTGCTCAAATGTGTCAAGATGCATTTGGCCCAGACTCGGATGTACATCAAATTTTATTTAATAGAAAATCATCTGATGGGAAAACTTTTGAATTGGTAAGACAAAAAAATAACGATAAGATCAAAATAAAAGGCCGTGATGAATCGTTTTTTAAATTATGTGAAAAAGAAGATCGTATTTTTGGTTATAGTATGAATAAAAGTAAAGAGAATAAAATCTTTTTATCCAATGGAGAGATATCATCTGCTTGGTTTATCAATACAAATGATAAAGATAATTACCCTAGGGCACAGGCGTTGTTAGCAACTAGAAACTCTAAAAATGGTTTGGTATTGTGTGATGATAAAATGAAAGATGCGATGAGAAAGGCTCGATTAGGAACCACTCCAAAATATCGTAGAGATGATGGAGGTTCTGCCGGAGATGGGAAACAGCGATATGCAAGACCTGAAAAAGGCGGATCTCGTGTCAGGCAACAAATGAAAGACCAACATTATTTCCGAGCTGGTGTTGCTCAATATATATTAGAATTTATCATTGATCCTAAACGTTATCAATCACAATCTGATTCTTTACCTGATGATTTAATAAATGGTAAAGATACTGATTTATATACGTTATGTATTGATGCGGATGACTTCTTGGTTAATATACAGCAAGATATTACAGAAATAAATGAATTTATAGCTGGTATTGATGAGCGTATTTTAAATGCTGATAGTATTGAAGATCTATTAGATATTGAAGATAAATTAAGAAATGGTAAAAATTTAGTAGAAGATTTCAATATTGAACTGTTTACATATTTAGAAGCGTTGCAAGATTATATTAACAATGAACGTGTTGCGTTAGTACGAAGTATTGTAAAGGCAATACAACATGTAAGAAAATGTGTTAATGAAAAAAATGATAAATATTACATAATATGGGCTCCGGAAAATGCTGCTATTGCATCAGCATATGTCAGTGTTGATATGGATTCATATAAAAGAGATTAATAGTTACTGAACTCGTATAAGGCGATATTTATAAGTATAATATGTCATTAGAAAGATTTTCAAATATTGCTGCTATACGTGAAACTCGAGGGTTATCGCGAGGCGTTGACTGGAACCAAGGAGATATCGAAGAGTTTCAATTAGAAAAAGTCGCTGTACGTCCTAATGAAACTCCGGTTGTTGAAATACATGTTTATACACCTACAAATGAAGTATATTTAGGTGGTGGTACGATTACTGACTTTGTAGTTAATACAGATAAATTATATATTGATTACAGCCAAGCTTTAAAAAAGTTTAATATTCAACGAGGTTTTTTCAAAATAAATGTCAATGTTTATTACAACATTATCGGAACATATGATTTTCCAGAATTAATAATTAAAGAAATTTCTGAAAGTAATCGTGAATTATTATTATCTCCATTGGCTTCTAGAAGTGGTGATGATACATATGCAGATTTAATTGATTTATTTTTAGAAAGATATCCCCAGCCATTTGAAAGAGACTTTTATTTGAATTTTGGTAATAACGTGTTAGTACGTGTTATCAATTACAAAAGATTTTTAAATAATGCCAAGGTATTAGCAGTCAGATTATATTCTCAACTACCTGATGATATACAACCACTATCACGAGTACAGTTAATTGAAATGGCAAGTGATTCGTATATTGATAATATAAGTGTTGATCAACTTGCACCATCAATTTTACCGTCTAATTTAAGAGGTCCTAATTTTGATATTGAAACTGGATATACTACTATTACAGAAACCGATTTCAAATCATGGAATCAATTATTAAATGCAAATGCTGGTACGTCTCAGAGGATAGTAGATAAATTCTTTTCTGGTTCTATTGGTGCTGGTGCTGAATTAGGAATTGATTATTCTGGGTTTGCAAATTTTGTTTATTATGGATCTGCTAAATCACGTATAGATAATTTTCGATATAAATTGCAAAATATTGAATTTTATGATAATCGATTAGCAGAATTAAATAATATTAGCGGATCAATTTCTGGATCATTATCTGTTAATAAATCAAATACACAAAAGAAAAAAGATTCGTTAATAGGTAATTTTGATACTTTTGAAAAATGGTTATATAACGAACCTACATCAAGTTTAACAACTCATGGTATATCTGGTAGTATTATAGGCGGCGCTGAAAGATTTGGATTAACTCCATATCCTAAACGATTAATTAATGGTCGATTTATTAATCATCATACATCTGGCACAATAGCAGATAATTGGTATTTGAATGCCACTGCAAAAGCTACGACTTATGATGAACAAAATCCACATCAGTTATTAAAATCAATACCGGAATATATTCGTTTAGATTCTAATAATAGTGAATATGAAACATTTGTTAACATGATGGGCCAGCATTTTGATATATTATGGACATATGCAAATGCACTTACTCGTGTATATAATTTAGAAGAAAATCCAAAGTTAAGTATAGATAAAGATATATTGGTAGACGTTGCAAAATCTCAGGGATGGGAATTGACCAATGGATATCAGGCAAGTTCTTTGTTTAAATATTCATTAGGTACAAATTCAGAAGGCCAGTATAGTCAAACCGGTAGTTTATTTAGTGCTAGTGATGAAGTTTTAACCGGAGAAGTTTGGCGTCGTATAGTTAATAACTTACCATATATCTTAAAATCACGTGGTACTGAAAGAGGTATACGGACATTGTTAAATATATACGGAATACCTCAGACAATTTTAAGTGTGCGAGAATACGGTGGGCCAAAAGTAGGAAATGAATGGCCGGTGACGACAGAAGATAGGTATTCATATGCATTAAAATTTAATTCAGGATCGTATTTACATTATAACACTGTACATGTAAGCGCTAGTATAGGCACATGGGGACGAAGTGACTTATCTGATAAAATAATACCTCCTATCACGCGTGAGTTTAGATTTAGGCCAGACGTGACTCAGAGCATGCTTTTATATTCTCAATTAAATGCATCAGGTGATCCTATTACACATATTGGTTTACAGCATACTCAATCCATGTCTGGAAGTGCTTTTTATGGTCGTATTAATCTTTGTTTTGCATCCGCTAGCGGTAATTCACCAATGACAGCATCAACACCATGGGTACCGTTATATAATGGAGAATTTTGGAATTTGAAGTACCAATGGGCTACATCTGGTAATCATTTTAATACCGGGTCAAATACTAATACAGAATATACTATTACCACTCAACATGCATCAGATTTTATAAAAGGTAAAATATCACATACTGCTAGTTTATCTATAACACCTACAAATAACGATCATTATTCAATATGGTCTGATCCAATTGATATCAATGCAAATAAACTCCGGTTAGGAGGTGATACTGGATCATCTGATAATAAAAATGTAAATGCGTATTTAACACATCTTCAAGGCGAATTTGGTACTTTTACCGGTTCTATGCAAGAATATCATGAATGGTTAGAATTTGTCACCGGTGATGGATTTGATGATCATACATTAAACCCAACATCATATGTAAGTTCTCTTAATGCAACGTCATCATTTGATACATTGATACGTCATTATACATTGGGGTCTGATACTATAGGCACTGATTTAAGTATAGATAATACAGTTATTTCATCTAGCCATCCTAATCAAGCAATTAAAGATTTTACTGGTAATAATATTAATTCATCGCAAATACAAACTCAAGGATTTAATATACCAACGGATAGTCAGCGTGGTAATTTCTTACCAGTTGAAGAAACATATTTTATTAGAGGTGCTTCGTTAGGTGCAAATAATCCTAGATCTCAAAAGATACGTTTAGAAGATAATGAATTAATTAGACGATTATCCCCTACTAATACTGGCGAAGTATCATCATTTGATAATGCTCCGTTAGATTCAAATAAATTAGGATTGTTTTATAGTTTTGCAGATCAAGTAAATAAAGATATTTTTAATCATACCGGACGAGTCGAATTAGATGATTATATAGGAGATCCGGATGATGAATATTCGCAGACGTATAGTGATTTAAGATATTTCTCTCGCGAATATTGGAGAAAGTTTACTGATGGTTCTGATGTAAATGCATTTAATAGAATATTTAGTCAATTTGATTTTTCTGTTTTTAGTCAAATAAAACAAACATTACCAGAACGTGTTGATGAAGCAACTGGATTATTAATAGAACCAAACATACTAGAAAGATCTAAAGTAACTGTTACAAAACCTATTAAAGTCGAAGAGCCAATGTTTGATGCGTTTTTTGCATCACCTAAACCAACTGGATCGGGAGATGCTAATCTTCAGTATATAGGTATTATTGATGACGGTGAGACAAAAGTATTAACACCATCTGCTGAAAAAATGGATGATTTGACCGGTACTGCGTATCAGGTACGATTCACCGGAAGTATGAATTATTGTACTATCGAAACTTTACCAGTTGATGAATTAGCATCTTATACAGCCTCTATTATTGACAGTAATTTTGAATCTATTAGAACTGGTACTACTGTCATCGATTCAAACTTTGGAAATCAAACAATATTATTTCAACCTGATTATAATCCATCTCTTTTAAGCCATTGGAGTAATGCGGATACAACTCTAGATAAAACTGAATGGCAAGAAAGTATAGCAACCGGTGTTGAGAGATATCGCCTTACAGGTAATTACCGGACATTGACTAACAGAAGAGAAGTAAAACCGGTTCGTATAGTAACAGAAAATAGATATCCACATGATGTGTTAGTCAAACCAACTATTACAATAAACATGTCTCAGTCATATGTACCTCAGGATTACAATGCTCCTATAACAGAATCAAATACAATAAATCTGAGTGTTGCTATGTACAACCCAGAATTAGAAAATCAAGCCGAGGCTCGTATATTAAATTATTTAGAAGTTGCTAATACAGTTATCGATAGTGCTTCAATTAATAATCAAAGTGATGTTAAAATTACTTTAGATCCGGTGAAAGTAAGAGCTTATACAAATCCAGCATTTACTTTTAATTTCCTTGGTAACGCCGGTATATTGCCAGCCTCATCTTCTTTATCATCATCAATTGTAAATACTACGGTATCAGCATCATTTACTATTACAAATGCCAGCGTTGGAGATGCGTTTGTAGAATTAGGAACGTTGACTACTAATGCATCTACTGGATTTGTATTTTGGCAAGAACTGCAAGCAGCCGGTACAGATGTTTATGTAGTTAGAGATGAACCAACAACTACAGATTATAATGATGGTGCTATGCGAAGAGCTGGTTATTTAGGTCAGATTGGCAATCGTTTTGGTACCGGTGCTACCACTACTTTATCTGGTTCATCTGTGGTTAGAACAGAATTCACTGAACAAGCCGGTGGATTTGCTAGTAGCGTCGCCGGTGGAGCATTAACAGCTGTTTCAGCATCTACAGTAATTCATACTACTGCATTTACAGGAACATCAAATGTAATAATGTCATTAAATAAATTACATGTGAATTATGAACTTCAAAAAGTATGTCATAGAGCAACAAATGAACTTATTGATAATTGCAGAAAAAGTAGTATTTATGATACATTGGTATTTCATTATTCCGGATCACCGTCTATTGCTAATAAATTAGATAGAAATTTTGATGAAGCTGTAAGTGAATCCAAGTATTTATATTACAGTAGAAGTTTAACACCATCATGTTATCGAGACGATTTTTTCAGATATTCAGTACAACACATGGCAACTTTAGGATCACAATTAACAGCACCAAGCATAAATTCACCATCTGTTAACGCAGCATTAGGTAATTTACCGGTGGTGGAAATATTTGAAGTTAATCCTAATCAGATTTTCTATAACAAAACACCAAGACAGCCAGCTAGAAACAATAGACTAGATCCTGGTAATTTAAGCGTTAGATAATTTGCGACCAGCATATTTATTAATAAAGCGGAGTAAAAATGGGATATTTAGATAATAGTACGATTACGGTGGATGCAATTCTAACTAAAAAAGGTAGAGAGTTGCTAGCACGTGGTCAAAATGAATTTCAAATTACACAATTTGCGCTAGCGGATGATGAAGTTGATTATGATTTATATAATCCAGAACATCCTCTAGGAACAGCGTTTTATGGCGCTGCGATTGAAAACATGCCAGTAACAGAAGCATTGACAGATGAATCGCAAATGATGAAATATAAATTGGTTACATTACCAAAAGGTACGGCACGT